TTTGAAGAAACCCTGCACAGGTGGGTCGTTGATGCCATGTTTGCAATGGGCATTATCAAGTGCGGCATCTCCCCAGACGCTAGCTCTGAGATCATGGGCTTTACCCACGATACCGGGCAGCCGTTTGCAGACAATGTTGACCTCGAAGACTTTGTATTCGACGTTGCAGCCAAGCGTTGGGACCAGATCCAGTTCTGCGGCAACCGTTACTGCCTGCCTTACGAGGCGGTCATGGACCTGAAGATCTTTGGCAAGGCCGACGTTCAGCCAACGGGCTACTTCCGTAACACGAACGAGGGTGGCGACGAGCGGGTCACCAGCCTTACGAACGAGGGCCAGTCCTACGGCGACGAGTCCTACATGGACATGATCGAGCTTTGGGACATCTGGCTTCCCTACGAGCAAATGCTTGTAACTGTCCCTGCTGCACCTGATGGCGGGTTTGACAACACTGAAGCGCACCGAATCATTGAGTGGACGGGTCCGGAGGAAGGCCCGTACTACCGCCTTGGTTTCGGTGAGGTGCCCGGAAACATCCTTCCGACATCCCCTGCAATGCAGCTTATCGATCTGCACGACCTTTCTAACAGGGTGTTCCGCAAGCTCGGCAGGCAGACTGAAAGGCAGAAGACCCTTACAGTCGTTGCTTCAGGCGCAGAAGAGGACGGTCGCCGCATTGGCATGGCTGATGACGGGGACATGATCCGCGCTGACAGGCCTGAATCAACGCGAGAGGTCAGCTATGGCGGAGTTGACCAGAACTCGCTTGCGTTCTTTGTCCAGCTTCGCCAGATGTTCTCGTATCTGGGCGGCAATCTCGACACGATGGGCGGACTGAGCCGCGCAGCAGACACCGTTGGTCAGGAACAGCTTATCTCGCAGTCTGCCAGCACCAAGATTTCGGATATGCAGGCCGCTGTTAGCACTGGGGTCAAGCAAGTCGTTACTGCGCTTGCAAAGTACCTCTACCACGACCCGGTTGCATCGCCGCGCATCTACAAGAAGATCCCGAATACCGAGATCACTGTGAAGGCGGACTTTGGTCCCGAGGTGCGGCAGAACGACTTCATTGATTATCACATCGACATTGCTCCGTACTCGATGCAGAGCCGAAGCCCAGCAGAGCGCGTGCAAACTGTCTCTCAGACTGTGGCTAACTTCGTCATGCCGATGGCCCAGAACTTGCAAAGCATGGGCCTGACCTTTGACATGCCGGAGTTTATCGAGACTGTGGCTAAGTACAGCAATACTCCAGAGTTGCAGAACATTGTCCGGCCAATGACGGTTGATGAAGAGGACCGTCTGAAGGAACAGGCCGAGATTGCTGGGGCGACACAGGCTGGATCTGTGAAGCCTGCGCAGACTACTAGGCGTTATGTCCGGGAGAACGTGGCTGCTGGCATGTCTGGCACTGCAAGGGACGACGCAATGACTAGAATGCTGATGGGCGGCGGCAACCAAGAGGCCGAAGCGCAGCAGATGCAAATGGAGCAATGATGCCGACTTATATTTACGAAGATCCAGAAAACAACCAAGTAACGTCAGTTTTTATGACCATTTCAGAGATGGAAAAGCGCTCGGCATCCGATATGTCAATAGAGCTAGATGGTGTTCATCTCAAGCGTAGGTTGGATCTGGAAATTGCAGGGGCATCTATTGGCTCTTGCGCAACTTGGCCCATGAAGAGCGACGCCGCAGGTGTGCATCCCAGCCAAGTAGGGGACTTTACGCGAGACAGTGTCGAAAAGGGCGTGCCCACGGAGTTCGATAAGTCTACTGGGCAGGCGATTTTTACTTCAAGGCAGCATCGTGCTAGGTACTTGAAGGCTTACGGAATGTTCGACAAGAATGGTGGATACAGCGATGGCTGAAGAAGAAGACAAGGTTGAAGAGACGAAGGAATACGACGGTCCTTTCAAGGAAATGCACTTTGATGAGCCAAATGAAGAGGATCTATACGGCATCCCTTCCGAAACCGAAGACACCGAAGATGCAGAAGGCGCCGAGGACGAGGAAGAGGCGCCCCAATTTTACGACCCTGATGACCCTGACAGAGTCGGAGAAGAAGACGCAGCGATTCCCGACGAAGTTGTCGATGTTCCTGAAGGTCTTCAGAGCGATCTAGTCGATCTTGCAAAAAAGCAGGGGCTGAGTGAAGAAGAAATCAACCGCATCGGCAACCCCGATGCGTTAGACGTTATTGTTTCCGCGCTTCAGAAACGCGCCGTCGATGCTATTGCCGAGGACGCTGAAGAACAGAAGAGCGATGCGGCTGTTCAAGAGATTGAGCAGTCAAGAGAGCAGCTTACTGCGATCGAGGAAATGAACCCCGAAGATCATTTCGATCCTGTAGCTGCCAAGGCAATCAAGGCTTTGAAGGGTGAGCTTGACCGTATGCGCGGCGAGCTTGCAAACATTGGAGGGGTTGCAATCGCAGCCCAGTCCGAACAAGACCTCTCGGTTATTGCAAAGCAGTACCCGGAGATCCTTGGGGATGGGCCTACTAAGAACCTCGTCCCCCACTCGGACTTTGTCCGGAACCGAACGCGGCTGCTTGATGAAGTCAGCGTGTTGCGTGCCGGGTACCGGGCTGCCAACAAGGCGATTCCCGAAGACAAGGACTTGTTTGCCAAAGCGTTCCAAAGCGTTTTTGGATCGAAGATCAACGAAATTGAACGGCAGAGATTTTCCAAGAAGGTCAAGGCACGCGAGAAGCAGTTCATTTCAAGAGCCACCAACAATCGCAACCTTCCCAAGAAGGGCCGCGATAGGGCTGTTGCAAATGTTGCTGCGATGATGCGTGACAAGGGCATGTTGGAAATCGAACCCGACACGTTTGAATGAAATGAGTTAAACCATGGCCTCTCTTCAGGCATCAGACCTTGCTGATCTGATTACGACGACCCAGAAGGATCTGGGCCGTATGAAGTGGACCGACATCTCCTATTCGCTTCAGGAGCATGTCGCCCTCCCCATGATTCTCCAGAAGGAGAAGGTTTCCTACCAGTCCGGCAACGCCCTTCAGTGGAACGTGCAGACTGGCACCAGCGGCGCTGCCCGGGATACCGGTCTGTACGCGGTGGACAACGTCAACGTCTCGGATGTCATGCAGACTGCAACGGCACCGTGGCGTCACATGACCACCAACTACGCCATTGAGCGGCGCGAGATTGCGATGAACCGGACCCCGGCTCAGATCGTCGATCTCGTCAAGATTCGTCGCCACGACGCGATGAGTTCGCTTGCTACTCACATGGAGCAGCGGTTCTGGGGTGCCCCCGGCGCTTCCGAAACCGATCGCCTCTATGGCATCCCGTACTGGATCACCTACGGATCCGGCTCGGCCAACGGTGGTTTTGCTGGCGGCGACCCCGCCTACACTTCGGAAGGAACCGGCGCTGGTAACCTCGCGTCCGCTACCTACCCGAACTGGCAGAACTGGGTTTCGACCTACTCTTCCGTCACCTCGGACGACCTTGTCCGTCGTTGGCGCAAGGCTGCTACCTTCACCAACTTCAAGCCCCCGTCGCCCCACCCCGATTACATGGGCGGTGCGTCGAACTACGGCTTCTACACCAACTACAACGTCATTGGCCCCCTCGAAGAGCTTCTTGAAGCTCAGAACGAGAACCTTGGCAACGACGTTGCGTCCAAGGACGGCCAGCTTCTCTTCCGTCGGACCCCCGTCATGTGGGTTCCGCAGCTTGAGAACGCAACTGGCGATCCGGTCTACGGCATCAACTGGTCTTCGCTCCGGCCCGCGTTCCTCGCTGGCGAGTACCTCCGCGAAGAAGGCCCCTCGAAGGCTTCCAACCAGCACACCGTGTTCCTCAGCCACGTTGACCTGACCATGAACCTGATCTGTTACAACCGCCGTGCGAACTTCCTGCTCGCCACTGGTTCTGACATCTCCTAATAAGTAGGAAGGAACACACAAATGACGAACTACGTTCAGTACCGGGAAAGCCCCGATACGACGACTGGCTCTAGCCCGATCATTTGGGCTGACTGCCCGGTGGCCGAGCTTGAAGGCGGCAAGGGCCTCCACTTCTTCGAGGATTTCGTGAGCGGCGGCGGTATTGCTGCTGCTTCCGGACCCATTGGCGCTTTCCTTGACGCTGGCTCGACTCTCACTTTCGCTAACGAGCAGAACGGCGCAGTCGTTCTCACCGAAGCGACTGACAACGAGGCGGTCTACGTCTTTGGCGCTCCGGCGTTCAAGGTCACCGCTGGTGGTGGCAAGTTCTGGTTCGAGGCTCGAATCAAGACCAGCACCATCACCACGAATGAGCAGGCCTTCTTCTGTGGCCTGATGGACTCGACCGCTGTTTCGGAGACGGTGCCCCTGACCGCGACCGGCGCTCTGGCCGACGTTAACTGTGTCGGCTTCCACAAGCCGGAAGCTAACACCACGGCGTTCGACTGCTCTTACA